TCATTCGTCCTCTTTCTTAAGTGTTTCGGTTCTCATGAATTTCCATCGAGCTTCGCTCGTATAGATCGACCCCAAAAAGCCAAGTCCTTTCTCGAGTTCAAGAAATAGGCTGTGGTGGAGAAGCATGGTGTCATCTTGTAAGCCAGGCGTAGTGATGCCGTAGCTCCGCCAAAGACGGTGAGCATCGTAAAGGAAGTTCTGGCCGATGATATGCGGATGGGACTGACAAACTTTTTTAACCCACTGCCACGCAGAAATTTCCTCGGTGGATGTTTTCCAATACGGTTTTCCGCCTGAAGTGATAAACGGAACGACCAGGCATCTATTCGTTGAAGGCGCAAAACCAACGCATGTGATGTATTTGCCTGAGGTTTCAATGTCAATGGAAAGCTTCGGGCTGCCGAGAATATACGAACGCTCGAAAGTCGTGAGGTCTTCAAGGGTCGGCTCGACCCAGATTTCTCGTTGGGGACGGCGGACATCGGGGTACTCCATTTCCTTAACGACCTTATTCAGGTCAGCGAAAAAGACCGGGCGGTTAGACCAGTCGCGGAAGATCGAGGCCGGGTGGATGGTCGGAAAGACCTTACCAAACCGGCTCATCACCGGAGCCCCACGCGTCTTTTTCAGTTTGTGATCCACGCCTAACGCCCAACAGGCCGTTGCGCCAAGCGCAAGGATCATAGTAGGCCGCATTCGGAAAAGCTCGGAGTAGAGGCGAGTTAATTCCGACTCGTATTGGGCCTGAACGTATTTCCCACTCACGAGAGGAGGCATCCCTGAGATACCCGTAGTGCGTGGACCGCAGAGGTTCTTGATGTCGGTCGATGGTTCGGGCATGAAGTTGAAGACTGAAGTGGCGAAACAGTCCTCGTAACGAATGCCAACGGAAGAAAGAGTGGATTTTAAAAGACGACCGGAGGCTCCTGAAAAGGGAACCCCCGCGTCCTTGCTTGCTTGATCCCATGCTTCACCTACTATTGCTAACATCTTTAAGCCTTAAAAATTCACGTTCAGGAAGCCATCCGAGTTCGGATTTAACAAAACAAGTGCTGTTCTCGAATTTACTGGGGTAAATGGATTGAGACCAGATTGTTGTGCATCGTGCTGCTAAAGCCTTGTAAAGCTGCTTATGTTCTTCCTCCATGAAAGTTTTAAGGCCGAAAGTAAAAGCAAGTAAAATCCCGCCAGCGACAATGACCGATCCAAAAACAAAACGCCAATCATCCATTAGTCAACTCCATTCGCAATCTTTGCGTAACCTGCGATGTCGTCCCAATGGTCCTTAAAGCTGGCTTCGCCCGCGATGATCCGGCCGATCTTGTGGAGGATCATGTCGATGGACTCGGCCTGAGTCGGAGTAAGATGGCGCTGGCCGCGGGCAGAACGTTCGTACTTCTCGGCTTCTATTACAGCTTTAAGCATCTGCGTAATCCGCGCGTGGTCGTCAAAGCTGCCGTGGGTTGTCTTGCGATCAGCAACGAGTTGTTCAGTCGATGTCATAGAAGTGCTCCTTTGCTCGGTTGTAAAAGTCATTGTCCTTCTCGAGGCCAAGCGATGATGCGGCCCCACTCCCCGCTGCAACGCGGATGGCATTTCCACTTCCCGCGGTCGGATCGAGAACGGTGGAATATTCATCAACAGTCATCCTGAAAAAGTGGCGAAGAACTGCAAGCGGCTTTTCGCTCATGTGAATTTTCTTGGTTGTCGGGGCTGCGATGGCGTTGGAAACGGCCTGAACGATTTTGCGGTCGCCGCGGCTGGCGAAGAACGCTGATTCATAAATTCTTCGAGGACCGCGTTGCGGATCAGGGAGTAGTCCAACATTATCGGACTTAACCCAGATGAGTGGAAAGGGGTTGACATTCCATCCCATTTCCATAAGGAACTCTTCAGTAATTCTATGGTGCTTAAAGCTGTACCAGAAGATAAGGTGAGCGGACTCGGCCACCACGTTATCCATTGCTGAGTGAAGTGTAGATAGCAGCTGCCGGTACACGCCAAGATCGTCAGCATATCCTCCAAGAACGGAAACATTTCCGCCTTGCTGCTGATTGTCGGCGTCAATTCCGTAGGGAAAGTCGCAATGGATGAAATTGAACTTAGGCCCGACGTATTTAGGAGCCCACTCATTAAAGTCCGCGTTGATGAGTGGGACATATTTCTCGTCCTTTGGAATTTCCTTGATAAGGTCGAGGGCGGAAGCCGCCTCACGCTGCTTTACGCGGGTGGAGATGTTGACGGCCTCGGAGAATTTCTTTGCGCTGTGGATGCGGGAGTTAGGTTTGGATAGTTCTTTGTGGACAAGGAGTTTTGATGAGACGTAGTTGTCCTTCGTTCCGAGAGAATTTGCGGTGTCGGATTGTGTCCAGTTCGGGTCGAGTTTCTTCTTCAACTCGTGATAGCGCGTTACCGCTTCACATTCTTCCTGCCACGAAAGGGCTTTGCGTTTGAGGTTTTCGTCAAGTTCGAGAAGGTGAAGTTGAGTTTCATCAAGATCGTCTACGAACTGAACGGAGATGTGGGTCCAGCCGAGGGACTTGCAGGCCTGCCAGCGGGTTTCACCCGCGCGAAGTCGCCCGTCCCGCTCGATGGTGATTGGATTGATGAGGCCAACGGCGGCAATTGATTGCGCCTTCTCGGCGATGTCTTCTTGAGATAGTTCTTTCCGCTGGCGCTCCTCACGAATGACGTAGATTTTGTCGATGGGAAAGGACTGAAAGTGACCGCTAGTCATTCAAAAGCTCCGAGGAAGGCGAGGATTACTATGATGATGCCAAGGATGGCGAGGGCTATGTACATGAAGGCTCCGAAGGGAGGGGGCCGAAGCCCCCTCGTTTAGGAGTTAAGTCGGGTAAGTTGCCCGTCCATTCGAGAAATGATGTTCTCGATCTCGCCGGAAGTTTCATTACACTCAGCAATGAAGTTGCTTGCGGTGGCGACAGGTTTACCCGGCTGCTTTTCAGAAGTTGTCGGAACAACTCCAACAAGCCCGTCAACAGTGGATGCAAGCCGATCTGACAACTCAAGTAGTGAGCTACGGATTGTCAGCAGCCGACTTGCGTGATCAGCGAAGGAACTCATTCCGGCAACGCCAGGGTTTTGCTGATTTCGTTGTACTGAATTTCCGGGTCATTCGGGTCCGGCCTCCACTTGACAACAACAAGACACTCATTACCCTGCGCCTGCGACGCCAGCTCGTTGAGATTATCACCCTTGAGCTGAAGATGGTCGGCGAGGAAACGCTTCAAGTTGAAGATGGTACGTTCGACATTGGCCTTGGCCTCCGGCGAGTCGTCCGTATTGAACATGAAACGGTGACGCATGACGGAGCCGTTGCCGAGGCCGCCGTAGTTTTCCAGTTCTTCCTGCGACACGTCGAGCATGGGCTCAACGAGCTGCATGGAGAAATCCATGACGCGGAACCTGCCCTGGGCAATCTCGTCGAAAGTGACGGGCTTGTTCACGCGAGCACGATAGGTGCCGACCGGGATCAGCGGCGGACGCTTGACGTCTTCAACGCGGGTTCCGAGGACAGTCCTGAAATCAAAAGACATTAGTCATTCTCCTTAAGTTTTTCAAAGATGGTTGCGAGTCCGGTGCCGAGAGGGTAGGACTTATCGAGCTTGAATGGCGCCGAAGACTTCAAGTCGATCATTCCGGTCGGGACTGTACGGATATTGCGCCGAACATTCTCGCCGGAACCTGTGGACTCCGCTAGTAGCAGAGTGTTGAAATAGCGGGGGATGGTTGCGCCCATAGCCTTGCCGAGGGCGTTTGTGTAGCCTTTGACTGAGCCGTCAGGGAGTTCTTGGAGTTGAACGTGAGAAATGATGATGACATTTGTGGCGAAGGACTCGCCGGTGAGGTTAGACAAGACGTCTTCGAGGGCTTTCTGCCCGGTTGCGTACCACTGGCGGGGGTCTTTACTCGTTGGGTTCATGCCCTTGGCCCACTCGAAAGCGGCCTTGCCGAGAGCGGAAAGGGAGTCGAGGACGAAGATGGTGCGTTCGCCCCACTGAGCCGGGATGGTGCCGTCTGACCACTTTGTCAGAAGGCCCATTGCATCGACGAAAGCTTTCGGGCTGCCATCGACCATTGCGCCGCCGGGAGTTATTTTGTACTTATCGCGGCGGGTTTCGTAAAGGATGGATGATATGCGCTCGGGGCACTCTTTCTTGACGAACTTGGCGAGGATGTCCACGCCGTTGTCGAGGTCGAGAATGCGGAGGTCATAACCGGCCTTGACGAGGCTGGTCAGGGACCCGGTCTTGCCTGTTCCTGAGTCGCCGATGTAGATCATCTTGACGAACTTGGATGAATGGTGCTCGGATAGGGAGGGCATTTTTATTTCCTTGTTTTAACGGCGCTTTAGTGGGTCCCAGGCCTCGGCTTTGACGAAGGCGTCCTTGAGCAACATTTCGCGGACATGCGGACTGCGAT